CTGGAGTGGGCTGCACAATTGGCAGAAGCCAATCATCCGCAAACAGGTGACTGGTTGTACGATGACCCAATCGATCTTGCCAGGGCGATTCGCAAAGGTCCTGATATGCCTACTGTTCAGGGTGGCAACTCTCCGGTAACTCCGGATGGTTGGATAAGCTGTAGTGAGCGAATGCCAGATGATGGTCAGCACGTAATTATTTTATGTGATGGCGCATTCGTTCTTTATGCGCAATATCGAGACAGTGAGTTTTTTGATGTTGTCCGCAATGGTGAGGAGTTCTTCGAAACACAGAGCCGCAATGTAACCCACTGGATGCCACTGCCAGCAGCACCGCAGCAGGAGGCATGATGTACGACAAATATCACCTTAGCCGATGCGATGCCATGGAATGGCTTGCTGAGCACTATCCTGTATTTCCTGCGTCAATGCCTGATGTTCCGATGCGTATCGAATGGTGCAGCGAAAACCTGTTTAAGGGGTGGAGTTTCGTTATCTTGCTCGATGGTTCACTGGTCTTTGCTGACTGCCTGTCACCTCCCATCCGGGCAGAAGACATGGCTGGCTTCAAACTGCCTGAGTTGACATAGCTACCATACAAGCGATATGGGGATTCACATATCGACCCGCCCAGGGCCTCTTCGGAGGCCTTTCTCTTGAGTTGATTTTGTTGAATCAACCGTCCATACTTTCTTTGCTGACGGCCTGAACACCCGGCGGTGACTTCTGCGCATTTAAGGGGACTTAAATGCGACCACAATCTGAACTCCTCACCTTGTCACAGATGCAGAAATGCACCTGCGATTTTCTGCATTCTACGTTACCTCTCGGAGGTGGCGTATGAAACAGCCTGTTTTCTACCTCCGCGACGAACGCGTTCGCGATAACCTCATCGACTACATCAGGAAGCTGCCCGTTAACGACGCTCTGCCGCTCGTGGTGAAGTTTTCTGAGGCTGACCGCACTCTCGCCCAAAACGACCTCTTCCACGCTCTCTGTGGCGATACAGCGAAGCAATTGCAATGGGCTGGCAAGTCGCGCGACCTCGCTTCATGGAAAGTCCTGTATGTCTCAGGCCATGCCATTGCCACCGGTAAGCCTGGTGAAGTGGTGCCGGGTCTGGAAGGGGAGTTCTGCGCCATCCGGGAAAGCACTGCGAAGATGGGCATCCGTCGCATGACCAGTCTCATCGAATACAGCCAGGCATTTGCTGTGCAAAACGGCGTGCAACTCCGTGAAGTTCGCTACTCAGGTGATTACTTCGGGAGGGTTGCGTAATGGCTAGCCCTCTCGCTCGCATCATCACCAACGAAATCTACCGGGTCCGGACACGCACTAAGCGAAAGCCTGAACTCAAGCCATCCGAAATCCCATCACTGCTCGGCTACACCGCGCGACTGACCCAGGTGAAATGGGATCGCCTGAAAGCGCGGAGGTCACATGGCTAATTTATGCAAAGCGGCACGCGGCCGCGATTGTCAGGTGCGGATCCCCGGCGTATGCAACGGCAATCCTGAAACCTCAGTACTGGCTCACATACGTCTTGCTGGTCTATGCGGGACCGGAATCAAGCCGCCTGACCTGATCGCCACCATCGCATGCAGCAGTTGCCACGACGAGATTGATCGCCGCACCCGTCTGGTCGATGCGGAATTTGCAAAGGAGTGCGCGCTGGAAGGCATGGCTCGCACGCAGGTCATCTGGCTTAAAGAGGGGCTCGTGAAAGCATGAATGAATACCGCATTAGCCTCCCGTGGCCGCCGAGCAACAACCGCTACTACCGGCATAACCGCGGGCGCACGCACATCAGCACAGAGGGGCAGGCGTACCGCGACAGTGTCGCCAGAATCATCAAAGACTCAATGCTGGATATCGGCCTGGCTACACCCGTGAAAATCCGCATTGAGTGCCACATGCCGGATCGCCGTCGCCGTGACCTGGATAATCTGCAAAAGGCCGCTTTTGACGCACTCACCAAAGCAGGTTTCTGGCTGGACGATGCTCAGGTCGTTGATTATCGCGTTGTGAAGATGCCCGTTAACAAAGGTGGAAAGCTGGAACTGACAATCACCGGGCTGGAGGCCGTATGACATTTGAATCCTGTTTTTCCGATCACCTCCGCGTTCGCTGGCAGCGGCTTCGCTTATACCACTTTCCCGGCTCTGTGCTAACGGACTACCGGATACTGAAGAATTACGTGAAAACTTATGCTGGAGAAGCGCTATGAACCTTGAAAACACAGTGAAATACCACTTCGCTAAATCCACACTGATTAGCGATTCTCCGCGCGCTACCGCCTCCGATTCACTGACCGGTACCGACATAATGGCTGCCATGGGCATGACGCAGGAACGCGCCGCAATGGGTTACAGCGCCTTCCTCGGCAAGATGGGCATAAGCAATAACGACCGGGATCGGGCGATCGGTCTGCTGGCTGAGTACGCGATGACAAAATGCGACAAGGTTGCCGCACTGCGTAAGCTCGGTGCCGCGGTTAAACCTCAGGTGATGCACCAGTTGGCCACCTTCGCTTTTGAGGACTATTCCCGCAGCGCTGCCAGCGTGAAGCAGTGCGATTGTTGTGACGGTCAGGGGGTCAGGACCTGTATTGCTTCTCTGGAGCTTAAACCAGGCAAAATGCTTGCCCGACTCACGCGGCAAACCATCTGCACCTCCTCACCGAAGCGTGAAGAAATCATTATGACCAACGAATGGTTTTCTGACCGCCTTTGGGTATTCAAACTTACCGGAACGGCCAAAGCAGACCGGCTTCTTGAGATTTTTGCCTATGCCCGGCGTCGCTATGGCATTGAGCTGTTCGTCATAGATAACCTGGCTAAATGTGGTTTAGACGAAGAAGACTACACAGGTCAGAAAGACTTCATCGATACCCTTTGCGACTTCAAGAACGAACATAACTGTCACGTCCTGCTGGTTACCCATGCCAGAAAAACAAACGACTCCGCTCCAACCGGAAAGATGGACGTAAAAGGCACCGGTGCTTTAACGGATATGCCCGACAACGTGATGGCCGTCTGGCGCAACATTCCCCGTGAGCTGGCGCAGAGAAAAGCGGACCGTATGGGTTATGAGAGCCTCGACAAAGACGAACAGGCCGCAATCAATCTTCCTGCCTCAATGATTCGCTTGTTGAAGCAACGAGAGGGCGAAGGGTGGATCGGTGACATCGGAGCTAATTTCGACTCTCGCTCTCACCAGTTCCTGGAAGGCGAGAAAAAACCATTTAACTACCTGGTCGGTAAGCCGCAAAGCGAGTTTGATCTCGAGTGGGAAGCCAGCAACGTAACGAGGGTTTGAGATATGAAACTTGAAGCTTCACTAAAACACTTTAGCCCTCAGGGTATGCACATCAGCGACGACGTGAAAGGAACCTCTCCGGACCGCCTTACAGGAACAGATGTAATGGCGGCAATTGGCACCACCAGCAGCCGTGCGCGCTTCGGACTGGCGGCGTTCTTCGGTAAAGCGGGAATCAGCAAAACGGATGAACAGCTCGCAGTTCAGGAGCTGGCGCGATATGCGATGGATGTCGCACCGAAGAATGTTCGCAAAGCAGCTGGTGGGCAGTTCGGATGGTGCATGCAGATGTTGGCACAATTTGCCTTTGCTGATTATTCACGTTCGGCGGCTACAAGCGTGACGTGTCACAGCTGCAGTGGTACCGGACGAACAACCCGCGAACAGATTACCCGCAAGGTTTCGTACCCATGGGGTAAAGCTCCATACTGGGCCTGCCGCTCTCGTGCTGTTCGACCGTCTGACTGGGAGCAGTGGATGGAGGTAACAGAGGTTGTACCGGCGGTCTGTGATGCTTGCGAAGGCAAGGGAACGATCAGCGCCCGTTGTCGTTGCGGCGGTAAAGGCGAGGTTCTAGACCGCAAGGCCACAAGCGAGCGCGGCGCGCCGGTGTTTAAAACCTGCGAGCGCTGCAGCGGAAATGGATTTTCTGCGGTGCCGTCTACCGCAGCCTATAAAGTGATACTGAAGCGCGTTCCGGATCTGCACGTCAGAACATGGACTCGCAACTGGAAACCGTTTCTTGAGGCGCTGGTAAGCATTTGTCAGCAGGAGGAGGGAAACGCTGCAAGAGAATTTCAATCTGCAACCAGTTTAGGCGAAGAAGGTGACGAAATTTAGCATTATTACGACATAAGGCTTGATTTTGTCCGAAGTTGTCGTGTATGCTTCTAATCATGCGGAGTAACGCCTGAAAGATTTCAACAATAAGCCCCTTGCGGGGCTTTTTTATGGCAGCGAGTTAACGAAAGAACTGAAAAGGGCCTTATCTTTATTGCTAATTGATTTTTTCAAATGTAGTTGATGATTTAAAGGTTTAAAGTTTTCCTTTGTGAGATATATACATGCTTTCTCAAAACGATCCTGAAGGAATTGAAATCTTTCATTCAGCCTGGAAACTTTTAATCCTAATGACATGACCTTCTTCTCAGGAATATCGTCAGGATTGCAATTATTGAGTTCTTCCAGCACAAGGCGAATATCTCTTTCGAAGATTAGCGCTATGTTATAATCGTTGAGGAGGCATTCAGGATTACGAACAATGCCAATTACTTCGTCGATGAATTGTGGTTTTACATTATCCTCAGCATTTTCATCTTCGTTATCGGAAGGTTTTTGAGACATAACATTCGACAACTGCATTTCTTCCTTGGTTTTCCTTCTGGGAAGTAAAACTTTTCCATCTCCTAAAGCAGCCATACGTTTCAAAGCTTGACTCCCGGCTCGGCCAACTACTATCGCAGGCTGAGAGGTCTGTAAAATGCAATCCCGAAACAGTTCGCAGGTAATAGTTAGAGCCTGCATAACGGTTTCGGGATTTTTTATTTGGGTCAGTCGTATAAAGGTCATTACGGAAGGCTGTTAACCTTCTTATCGTGGTTCGAGTCCACGCTGTCCCGCCAAATTCGCCTGTAGCTCAGAGGAAAGAGCAACCGCCTTCTAAGCGGTTGGTCGCTGGTTCGAATCCAGCCAGACGAGCCAAATTCTAATCTGGTGTAATTCCACCATTTCGAGGATGTCCTCGGTATGGTTACAATCCCGCCCCATCCCCTAGCTGTGTGGGATTTACCGCATTTGTGATGATGCCGATATGGTGCATAACTGACTCGCGATTAGGTTGTGTCGTCAGCTCCACGAAACGGAGTCCATAACAGCAAAAGCCACTACCATATTGCGCATAGTAACGGAATGACGCATACGGAATAGTGGAGTGGTTTTTGCGTTGTGGTGAATGTTCTGATGGCGTCGTAAAGCGATAGCCGTGAATGCCGGATAGCAGCACCGGCCACCACAAACCAAACCCACTACCTGGGACCCTTCGGCCAGAGAGCCGACATTGCCTTACCCTCATCTTCCTGGCTTGTCGCCAGGTTTTTTATCCCAGGCCCCGGGAACCATCATCGACACGCCTACTTGTTAAATCGTCCCGAGGGCCTGCCCCCTTTCAAACACACAGCCCCCGCTTTTAAGCCGGAGGTTAGAGACTATGAAAATGCATAACGATCCCCACTCCTGGACGGAGTTTATCGAACTACTCCACAGTTGGTGGCGTGGCGAAACGCCGATGGGTGCCGTATTGCTATCGGTTGTCATGGCCGCCATGCGAATCGCTTACGGCGGTGGCGGCTGGAAGAAAATGCTCCTTGAGGGGGCAATCTGCGGAGCTCTAACCCTTACCGCTGTGTCAGCTCTTGATTACTTTAACCTTCCACAGTCTCTGTCGATAGCTATCGGCGGCGCGCTAGGGTTTGTTGGCGTAGAGCAGGTTAAGGTTATGGCTTCCCGGGTGTTTAATTCTCGCTTTGGAGGCGGTGATGCAAATCAGTGATAAAGGCATTGCCCTGATCAAGCAATTCGAAGGCTGCAAACTCACCGCGTACCAGGACAGCGTCGGTGTATGGACGATCGGCTATGGCTGGACTCAGCCTGTCGACGGGAAACCAATCCACGCCGGAATGGTGATTAAGCAGGAGACGGCGGAGCGATTGCTGAAGACCGGACTGGTCAGCTATGAAAGTGACGTATCCCGCCTGGTTAAAGTTGGTCTGACTCAGGGGCAATTCGACGCCCTGGTGTCGTTCACGTATAACCTCGGAGCCCGATCTTTATCGACATCGACTCTCCTGCGAAAACTCAACGCCGGTGATTACGCTGGCGCAGCCGATGAGTTCCTGCGCTGGAATAAAGCTGGCGGTAAAGTCCTGAACGGACTGACCCGTCGGCGTGAGGCGGAGCGCGCTCTGTTCCTGCCGTGATTAGCGCACTGGTTAAGCGTTACTGGCTACAGTTGCTGGTGCTGGCGTTAATCGGCGTGCTGGCGTTCTTCGTTAACCACTACCGCGACAACGCCATCACTTACAGAGACCAGCGCGATAAGGCCACTGAGAAACTCCTCCTGGCGACCGCCACCATTAAAGACATGCAGACCCGCCAGCGTGATGTCGCTGCACTGGATGCCAAATACACCGGAGAACTGGCTGATGCGAAAGAAACCATTGAGCGTCTGCATAGCGATGTCATTGCTGGCCGTAAGCGGCTGCAGCTCAACGCAAACTGTCCCGCGAACGGAACGACCAGCACCGGCGGCCTGGGCGATGTTACCGGCCCCCGACTTACTGACTCCGCTGAACGGGATTATTTCACCCTCAGAGAGCGAATCGTCACAGTGACGAAACAGGTTGGATATTTGCAGGAATACATCAAAGAGCAGTGCTTAAATTGATGTTAAATTAACCTTTTACATACGGAGGGGTTATGCAAATAGATCAAGAATACCTTAAAGGTTTGCTCGAGGCTTTCGAGGCATCGGATTCACCTGATACCGATATTATTCGATTAAATGATTTAGGGTTCAATTGTGAAACTGACACATTTGTGTTTCATATGCGTTTGCTTGAGGATAGAGGGCTGATTATCAGGAGTGATGGAGAGCCCGGCTTTGGTGCTATTCAGTCTTTAGACGGAATGACTCACTGGGCTGTAATGCCCTTGCGATTGACCGCGATGGGGCATGACTTCTTGGATGCTCTCCGTAACAAAGAGGTTTGGGCAACATTAAAAACCGGATTCAAAGATGCCAGTATGGGCACGCTGATGACAGTTTCGAAGGAGCTGTTTAACCGAGCTCTTGCTAAGCAACTTGATAAAATGTTCGACTAACCGCCTACGGGCGGTTTTTTATTGTCAACTTTATGAGCAAACTGATCTTAATTACTGTAACTAGGTGGTCAATGATATGGCAACGCTTAAGGACCTTTCCAGTCAGTTAAGACAGCTGCAGAAGCAAATACCGTTTGCGACTGCCCAGGCTATGACTAAAGTGGTTCGCCAGATAGAAGCGGCCCAAAAAACAGCATTTGAGCGGAAGCTGGATAATCCAACACCTTTTACAGTTAAATCGGTAGGGTCAGTTGGTGCCAGGAAAAACAGCCTTCGTGCGAAGGTGTTTGTTCGTGATACTGCTGCTGGCTACCTTGAACCCTTCGAGTTCGGCGGAGCGCACAAGCTTAATGGTGGTGCTTTGCTTAACCCGAAAGACATAAAGCTTAATAAATACGGCAACCTGCCGCGTAATAAGCTCTCTCAGCTCAAAGCAAAGCCAAACGTATTTATTGGTGACGTTGGTGGCGTGAATGCCGTGTGGCAGAGAAAAAAGCCGAAAACCAAAAAAGGGAAGAAACGGGCAAAACGTTCTCCGAACGGCACGCGCAGAGACAAGATTAAGCAACCTGCACCAAAATTGCTTATTCGGTTTGGAGACGCGCTTCCAGTCAAACCAACGCTCGGCTATATGGACAGGGCAAACACCATGGCCAACGCATTGTTACCCTCAGCGCTGCACCAGGCGATTGCTGAGGCGATCAGCTCGGCCAGATAGCCCCCCCAGGGATTTTGGGTCCTTCCTGAGCCTTTTGTAAGGCACGGGCATTGCGCGCCGCGGTGTTTTCCTAGCTACAACTTTCAGATTTGTGTCCCATGTCCCACCTCTGGCGATCATTACGGACACCTCGCCAGCTCTGGCTATTCCAGTTTATTCCAGTGGGACATTCTGGTGGGACATGGCAAAAATGTCCCAGGCGAATGTCCCACCCCAGAAAATGTCCCAGGTGATGTCCCATGACCACGATGAACCAGAGTCAGTACGCACAACATTCAGGTGTGGATCGCAAAACAATTGGCCGGTGGATTAAAGCCGGGCGCTTCATTGTGATGGACGGAGACCTGATTGACGTAGAGGCCAGCGATGCGGCATTGAAGAAAAACCGCGATGGCAAAGACCCGCGCGCCTCGAACGCGAAGAAAAAGAAAACTCCCGTCGTTAGCGATAACGATGATGACGGTGATGAAATCAATAAAACTGTCCGCCAGATAATGCTCACTGAAGGGGCAGATCTTTCGAGAGAGGAAGCGGGACGTATCCGCGAGAATTACATGGCCCTGCAGGCAAAGCTGCAGTATGAAAAAGACAGCGGCCAGCTTATTGAGCTGACAGCAGCCGAGGAGGTTTTATTCAACGCCTTTCGCCAACAGCGTGATGCCTGGCTTAACTGGCCGTCCAGGGTGGCGCCGCTAATGGCTGCTGATCTGGATGTACCGGCGGACAGGATGACAGAGGTGCTGATTGAACATGTCCACAAACACATCTCAGTCCTCGGAGAGCCAGAGTTTAACCCGGCAGAAGATTGAGCGTCTTGAATTAAGCGTCCGCAAAGGCTGGACACCCCCGCCGCGTATCAGTGTGCCGCAGTGGGCAGATGACTATCGTAAGCTGGCAAAAGAGGCTGGGAGCACTTCGGGAAACTGGGAAACATCGACGGTAGAAATTGCCCGCGGACCGATGCTTGCCGCGACGGAGTCCGGGGTTCATATCATCACTGTAATGTGCTGTACCCAGTTGATGAAGACAGCACTGCTGGAAAACCTTTTTGGCTATTTTGCCCACCTCGATCCTTGTCCGATACTGCTGCTGCAGCCGAAAGAAGAAGCCGCTGAACAGTTTTCGAAAGAGCGTATTAGCCCGCTGGTAAGGGTGACGCCGGTACTGCGTAAAATCATCGGTGATTCGAAACAGAAAAGCTCGAAAGAAACCATTCTTTACAAGGCATTCACTGGCGGATTTCTGGCGCTGGCGGGTGCTGGTAGCCCTGATAACCTTGCGCGTCGTCCGATTCGTGTCCTGCTGGCGGATGAAGTGGACAAGTACCCGATAACCCGCGAAGGCGATCCAATTGCGCTGGCCGAAGAGCGTACAGCGACATTTGGCCTGACCTGGCTGTCTGTACGCGCCTGTTCGCCGACGGTGGAGGATGAGAGCCGCATTGCTGACAGCTACGCCGACTCCGATCAGCGCCGGGCATCTGTGGTTTGCCCGCACTGTGGCCACCGCCAGTTCCCCGACTTTTTCAAACACGTTCAGTGGCCGAAAGAGGGAGATAAACACCTGACTAAATCGGCGATGCTCTATTGCGAATGCTGTGGTAGTGGCTGGTCCGAAGGACAGCGCCTCAGAGCTCTGCACACTATTCGATGGCATCAGACGCGCCCATTTGAGTGCTGCGGGGAGCGGCACTCACCGCTGATGGATTATGACCTTGCCTGGCGGGCGGCAGACGAGGGCAGCGTTGAAAAGGTCTGGCAATGGTCAGAGTCGGAACGGCATGCGGTCTATCGCGCAATCTGCCCCTCCTGTGGAAAGGAGGCAGTCGATAACCACCACGCGGGGTACCAGGCATCCAAGCTTTTCAGCCCCTGGCAAAAAGATAAGCCGTCGGATATTGCGAAAAAATATATCGATGCGAAGGGCGATCCGGATAAGGAACAGGCGTGGTGGAATACCCAGATGGGGCTTCCGCACCGACCTAATCATGGGAAACAGCTCCCTGTTGATGTTCTGCTGGCGCGCCGGGAAATATTTCCGGCCGTCGTTCCGGACGGGGTGGCATTGTTAACAGCTGGAGTTGATACCCAGGACGATCGCTTCGAAATTACGATCACCGGCTGGGGGAGAGATGAAGAATCGTGGTCGGTCGCGCATGACGTTATTTATGGTGACCTTGAGACGGAAGAACCCTGGAAGCGACTGGATGCATACCTGAAACAGATCTGGCGACGTGGTGACGGGCGCGGCCTGAATATCATGGCAACGTGCATGGACTCCGGTGGCCACCATACGCAGAAGGTATACGAATTCGCCAAAGAGCGTCTTGGCCGTCGTGTCTGGGCAATTAAGGGGGAGTCTGCACAGGGAGGTAAACGCAATCCTGTCTGGCCGACCAAACGACCATCATCGAAAAGCAAAGCCAGTTTCCGCCCTGTCATTCTGGGGGTTAACTCAGCGAAAGACGTGATACGCGGTCGCCTGCATCTTGAGCCACCCAAACCTGGCGCCGCCGCTGCGGGTTATATGCATTTTCCTGACGATCGCGATCTCGGGTACTTCAATCAGCTGCTGGCGGAGCGACTGGTTTACAAAGTCATTTCCGGGCAGCGGTACAGTATCTGGGAAGCAATACCAGGACGAGCTAACGAAGCGCTTGACTGCCTCGTTTACAGCTATGCCGCGCTGTGCGGTCTCAAACATATGGGGTTAAAACTCAACGTCCGGGCCGCCAACCTCGAAGCCGATCCGGATAAGTTCCTGCCAGCGCCAGTTGGACAGGAAGAAAAAATCAATTACGAGCTGCCGGGTGCGGTTATTGAAGAACCAGCGCCGGTCAAACGTAAGCGAATATCGCAACTCCTGCCGAAATAAGGAAAATCATGTTCAACCGGAACACCAGCCTGCTTGCCGGCGCAATGACTGACGATCAGCTCAGGGATGCGCTTGCGAAAGCTCAGCAGGCGTACATTGATTTAGCAACCGGGAGCCACGGTGTTTCGTTTTCCTATACGCAGGGAGACGGGACGCGATCAGTGTCCTATCAGCAAAGCACCCTGGCTGATCTGCTGGCCCTGATTCAACTTCTGCAGGCGCAACTGGGGATTATCTCTCGTCCCCGGAAACCAGCGAGGTTTAGATTCTGATGAATAAAGTACAGATACTGGGCTCTGATGGGCAGCCGTTGCGACAGCAGCGTCCCTCTATGCTGGTGGGGGGGAGCCGCGTACCTTATGACGCAGCTGACTCTTTCAGCGATCAACTGGCGAACTGGCAACCCGCGCTGTGGTCCCCGGACAATGAAATTAACATTTACCGGGATCGCATCGTGTCCCGCGCACGCGATCTGGTCCGTAATGACGGCTGGGCAAACGGTGCAGTCACACGTCTGCTGGATAATGCGGTTGGTGCCAACTTCCGCCCCATCATGAAACCCGATTACCGTGTTCTCAGAATGATCACCGGAAACAAGGCGTTTGATGCATCCTGGGCGGAAGAGTACGGAAAAGCACTGGACGGGCACTGGCGGACCTGGAGTAACGATCCTGGCCGGTATTGTGATGTTGAACGAAAACTCACCGTGTCGCAGATGTTACGCCTGGGATTTCGTCATAAGCTTATTGACGGGGATGCTCTGGCCATTCTCCAGTACAGAACTGACAGGCTTGGTCCCGGAAGAGGGCGTTACGCCACCACGGTACAGATTGTCGATCCTGACCGCCTCAGTAATCCTCAGCAGAATTTCGATATGCCAAATGTCCGTGGTGGCGTTGAAATTGATGCGGACGGTGCGCCGGTTGCTTACCACATCAGGGAGGCCCATATCGGTGACTGGTGGAGCGGGGCTAAAACCATGACGTGGCAGCGTATCCCGCGTGAAACTGACTGGGGCCGCCCGCATGTGGTTCACGATTTTGATCATGAGCGTGGCGCGCAGCACCGCGGTAACGGCATCCTGACTCCGGTTATTCAGCGTCTGAAAATGCTGGTGAAGTATGACCAGAGTGAGCTTGAGGCAGCAATTCTTAATGCCATATTCGCCGCTTACATTGAGTCACCCTATGACCCTGCGATGGTTCAGTCTGCCCTGGGCGAGACCTATGACGAGTCGGAGTTAGGCACTTATCAGGACGGGCGTGTTGAGTTCCATAACGATCGGCGTCTGACACTTCAGAATGGTGCCCGAATGCCCATTCTTTATCCTGGTGAGAAAATCACGACGGTTAACGCGGCGCGGCCCTACAGCAATTTTGAAGTCTTCGAATCTGCTGTTCTCCGTAATTTTTCTTCAGGAACAGGGTTGTCCCCACAGCAGGTCACCCAGGACTGGTCTGACGTTAATTACAGTTCTGCACGCTCCTCGTTGCTGGAGGCATGGAAAACACTGACTCGCCGCCGGGACGATTTTTCTACCGGCTTCGCTCAGCCCATTCTCACCGCCTTTGTTGAAGAAGTTCACGACAATGAGGATTTACCCCTGCCCGCAGGCGCACCTGATTTTGTTGACGCCAGAGCCGCGTATTCTCGCGCGCGCTGGATGGGGCCAGGGCGCGGCTGGGTGGATCCGGTTGCAGAGAAAAAAGGCGCCATTCTTGGTCTGGATGCCGGACTTTCCACCCTCGAGATTGAGGTGGGTGAAAACGTCGGTGAAGACTGGGAAGAAGTGCTTGATCAGCGCCAGAGAGAAATTGAGTCATGTCTTAAACGCGGATTACCGCTTCCGAGCTGGGCACAGGCTGACCAGTTTGCGAGCCAGACCATTACCGATCCGGAGGAAAAGTGAATCTACCCCATCTGGCCCAGCGATTATTTAACACCCCGCTGGCGCTGCACCCGAGTAAAGCCGAAGTCATCATGGCATCCGTAATGGACCGATTTGGTATCAGTAAAATCGAATCTTCTCTTGCCATGGAGGATGACTGGTACGGATATGACGATAACCGGGGACGTGAATCCCGTAGTGATCCGGGTTATGACAATGTGCTGGGTGTCGCCGTCATCCCGATATGCGGAACGCTGGTGCAAAAACTGGGCAGTCTGCGTCCGTACAGTGGAATGACAGGGTATGACGGCATTCGTCAGGCGTTTCTTACTGCGATGGAAGATCCCGACATTTCGGGCATTTGCCTGGATATCGACTCACCTGGCGGCGAGGTCGCTGGATGCTTCGATCTGGTTGATGTCATTTACGGCTCCCGGGGGAAAAAGCCTATCCATGCCATTCTGACGGAAAGCGCTTATTCCGCTGCGTATGCCATTGCCAGTGCAGCGGACCGGATTTCTGTTCCGCGCACCGGCGGAGTGGGTTCTGTGGGTGTGATCACCATGCACCTTGACTGGACGCAGCGGATTAAAGATGACGGTCTTAAAGTTACGATCATCACCTATGGATCCCGCAAGGCTGAAGGTTCGCCGCTGAGAGAGTTGTCAGATGAAGCGCTGGCCGCCATCCAGCAGGACATTAACACCATGGGCGAATTGTTTGTGAACACTGTTGCCAGAAACCGGGGGATTAGCGCAAAGGTTATAAAAAGTACCCAGGCCGCCTGTTTTATGGCTGCTGATGGCGTTGAAATTGGACTGGCTGATGAGGTGTGTCCTCCTGATGCTGCGTTCAAAAACTTACTTGAAAAAACAGGAGCCTGAAATGGCAAAGAAAAAGACGTTTAGTTTTGCTCACCTCATTGGTCTTGGCCCTTCCGCTTCTGAGGAAGAAGAGGATAAAAAAGCCAAAAAAGCGAAAGCCCGTCGCGCGGAAGAGGACGAGCGCGAAGATGATGCCGATGATGATGAGCGCGACGACGACGCGGAAGAAGACGAACGCGACGATGATGCTGAAGATGACGGCGATGATCCGGATGCGTCAGAAGATGATGATTCTGAAGACGACGGCGACGACGATCGCAAAGAGAGTAAGGCGGTAAAAAATGCACGCGCTGCTGAGCGTAAACGCTGCGCCCGTATTTTCGGCAGTAAGCATGCAGCTGCGAATCCTTCACTGGCCGCGTCACTGGCTTTCAATACCGGGATGAGTTCTGCGGCAGCAATTAATGTCCTAGCCTCTTCGGCTCCGGCCGCAGCCGCATCTCAGCCATCCCGTAAACGCTCTCTCGATCAGCGTATGCAGGAAAGCCACCAGGTCCGGCTTAATCCGGATAGCGGACAGAAAGAGACCGGAAAGTCTGCGCTGGTAAGTAAAATGACCGGCCTCTACAACTCCACAAGAGGAGAGAAATAATGGATCAGTTTGGTCAGAATGCGTTTGCGCCTGGCATGAAGAGCGCGCTGTTTGTTCCGGATCAGCTTGTCGCTGGCACGCTCCAGCTGGTGACTGACACCGGGATCATTACGGGCGGTGCCTTTAAGCGTGGTACTGTCCTGGGCCTGGTGGCTGCCAGCGGGAAATACACGCAATGTGTGAAAACGGCTGAAGATGGCAGTCAGTTACCCGTTGCTATTCTGGTTGATGATGTTGATGCATCGTCTTCCGATCAGAACGGCGGCCTGTATCTGATGGGGGAATTCAACCAGCACCGAATTATTTTTGATAACTCCTGGACGACCGCTGACCTGAAAAAAGCGCTCCGACCGCTGGCTATCTTCCTGAAAGACAGTGACCAGGCACCTGTAACCACCTCCTGATTTCCCCCACGGCTCTCCTGACGAATGCTTTAACCGGCAGGGGCTGGCTCGTTTAAATTTTTTGCCAGCTGCGGCTGGCACTATCAAGAGACTGAATATGGAAAATATTTTTGATACCAGCGTGCTGGTGCAGGTTGTTCCTAACCTGAAAACCAGTCAGAACTGGCTGCTCGATCGCTTCTTCCCGAATGTCGTGACTTACGAGACTGAAGAAGTGGCGATTGATGTTGATGTCGGCCTGCGTCGTATGGCGCCGTTCGTCTCCCCGCTGGTGGAAGGTAAGCTGGTCGAGTCCCGTAAATACCAGACCAATACGTTCAAACCGGCATACATCAAAGATAAGCGCGCGCCGGACCTGCGCAAACCTATCCGCCGCCAGATTGGTGAGCGTATTGGCGGGGAATATACCGCTGCCGAGCGCGAAATGCTGAACCTTCAGTTTGAAATGACTGACCAGATTGACATGATCAACCGTCGTCTGGAATGGATGGCGGCGAGTGCGCTGGTGTCCGGTACCGTCACGGTTGCCGGGGAAGGCTATGAAACCAAAGTGGTGGATTTCGGGCGCTCTCCGGATCTGACTATTACCCTGAGTGGTTCCGATAAGTGGCCGCTGACGGTTGCCGCTGGTGCCACCAATACCCAGCCCTCTGATGATATTGAAATCTGGCAGACACTTTTCCTGAAAGAATCCGGTTCCGTCGCAACGGATCTGGTGTTCACAAGCAAATCATGGCGGGCGTTCCGACTAGATACCACCATCAAAGATAACGCCATCACGTTCCCGGCGCTGAGCCCGTTTGGCAACCAGATCAACGCTGGCCCACAGGCGATGAAGGGCGCTATCTATAAAGGACGCTGGGGTAACTTTGACCTCTGGTTATATAACGACTGGTTTATTGACCCACTTGATAATGTTGAGAAGCCGATGATCCCCGACGGGGCCGTTATTATGTCTGGCGCTGATCTGATGGGTACCCGCGCTTTTGGCGTTATCCTGGACCCGGCATTTAACTACGGTCCCCTGGCCTATGCGCCAAAATCCTGGGTGAAAGAAGATCCGGCCCAGCGTCTTATCCTGATGCAATCCTCTCCGCTGGTTATTCCGAGCCGGGTAAACGCATCCCTCTGTGCGACGGTGGTCTGATATGGCTAAAACAACCAAAACTGTACTGGGCGATGATCTGAATGCGGAAGGATCTGCCAAAGACGGCCTGAGCGTTGACGACCTGAATGCTGGCGATAACACCCAGGAAAAACAGCCTTTGAGCAAAACAGATGATGCCGAATTGTCTGTTGATGACGATGGTGGTGACGAAAAATCCGGAGACACTGAATCGCAGGAGTATGTGGTGTTGAAAGGGAATTGCATTCGTCATGACGGGGAGATGTACCGCGAAAATATGCGCATCCCTGTAACCGGCAAAGATGCTGAGCGTCTTCTGCAGTCCGGCGTTATTGCTGATGTTGATGTGCTTCGTAAGCGAGTTCTTGCTTCTCAGCCATCAGTTTCAGTTACGACAGGGTAATGACATGGGCGTGGACTGGGATTCTCATCTTCTGAGTCCGCTGCATGATGTCTTTGGCGATGAGCACGAGTACCGTCCACGTAACGGTACTCCTTTTACAATTAACGGGATTTTTGACCGTGGTTATGCGCAGGTTGCTGAAAACCTTGATGGCGATTCAGAAATTAACACCTCCAGCCCGATGTTGGGTGTGCGCGATGCTGAATTTCGCAAGCTGGGTAAATCGCAACCTGCTGTATCTGACCGGGTATTTATAAAGACGGTCGGTGGTCACATCATCAATCAGTTATTTGTTGTGTCAAACGTCGAACCCGACAGTCATGGCGGATCTCGTCTTGTCCTCAATGTGGTAAAACCGCGATGAATTCAGCAGCGATACGGCAAATGGTTGTCACTGCACTAACCGGGACAACCAGCGCGGGCGACCGCGTATTCTCTCCACGCGACTGGTCAACTTCACCAGATATGTATCCTGTGTTGTTGGTTCAGACGCCTTTTGAACAGAAAAAATCACAGGGGCGTAATACCCCTGCTTTTACCACCCTCACCACTGTCAGGATCACTGGGCGCGTTCAGGAGTATGACGGCGATACAGTAGATGATGGAGCCATGCGGGCAGAGCTGGCGCTTGAAAGCCTTCGCGAGCAGGTGGAGCGCGCGGTGATCAACAGCTACGAACTGACGCGGAATATTCAGAAATACGCGGAAGTTCGTTCAACCATCAATGTTGATTCAGAAGGAGAGGCCCATATGGGGCAGCTTCTTTTCGAGATCGACATAGAGCATTACCAGGGGCCGGAAGATTTTTATCCTGTCCAGTCGGTTCCCCTTGAGGGCATGGATATTGCGGTCGACATGCCAGACGGCACAGTTAAACCGGGTATCAGCCTCAATCTTCAGGAGTAATCCATGTTTGTTAAGCCGAACAACGGGCTCAGCGTTCGCTGCCCCGTCAAGGGCATCCCATTGCCTAAAGAGGGTGCTGAAGTACCTGACAATATTTTCTGGCGTCGCCGTCTGAGCGATGGGGACGTGATCCTCTCTAAAAAGGATGAGGGCGCGCCAGAGAAACAATCATTACCTAAAAAAGCGGGAGAAAATGAATGACCGTACCTTTCGCTCGTGTTCCCGATAACCTGCGGGTAGGGCTTTTCTTCGTTGAGTTTGATAACTCAATGGCGAATAACGCCACTGCCACGCAGCGCACCCTGCTTATCGGTGGGATGCTCAGTACCGGCTCAACCCTCCCTGGTATTCCGCAGCGAGTTTCCTCTTCGGATACCGTCGGTGAGCTGACAGGAAAAGGGGGAATTCTGCAGGCCATGATGGCGGCGTATCAGAAAAATGATACCGCAGCCGAAGTCTGGATCCTGCCGCTGGAGGAAGACTCCGATTCCATGGTGGCTGCAACCGGCACCATTAAAGTGAGCAGCGCACCGACGGCAACCGGAGTGATCTCCCTTTATATTGCTGGTGAGCGCATTCAGTTGACCGTTGTAGCAACAGATACGGTGGCAGCGATCGCCACCTCTCTGGCCGCGGCGATTAACGCAAAAACCACGCTACCTGTAACCGCCAGTGCTACTACGGATACCGTAACCCTGACCGCGAAGAATCTTGGTGCTACGGGTAATGGGATCGACATTCGCCTGAACTTCCTCGGCTTACCTGGAGGCGAGTCCACACCTGCAGGCCTGGAACTGACGATTACTGCTATGTCTAACGGAGTCGGGGCTCCGGATATTACCGGCGCGCTGGCAAACCTGCAGGATCGGACATTCGATTTCATCATCAACCCTTACGACGATACAACCTCGTTGAATGTGATGAAGGAGTTCCTGTCAGACACTGGCGGTCGCTGGGCATGGGACAAGCAGCTTTATGGCCATTCCTTTGGTACCACCACCGGGACTTACGCCCAGCTCGGTACCAAAGGTGAGCTGCGCAATAACCAGCATGAGACCCTGCTGGGCGTAAATAAATCGCCGTCCCCTTCCTGGGCATGGTCTGCAGCTTACACCGGCGCAGCTGCGGTGAGTCTGCGTAATGACCCCGGCCGCCCGCTACAGTCGCTCGCTGTTCAGGGGGTGCTTGCGCCAGAACTGCAGGATCGCTTTGAGCTGACCGAGCGTAACAATCTGCTGTACAGCGGCATTTCGACATTTACGGTCGATGACGATGGCACGGTGCGCATTGAAAACCTGATCACCACCTACCAGAAAAACAGCTATGGCGATGCAGATGACAGTTATCTGGAAGTGGAGACGCTGTTCAGCCTGATGTTTGTGACCCGCTACCTGCGCACAGCGGTGACCAGCAAGTTTGGCCGTATGAAGCTTGCTGCGGATGGAACCCGATTTGCACCTGGCGCGGCGATCGTCACGCCAAACATTATCAAGGCCGATCAGATTGCCGAGTACCAGACTCTGGTATGGAACGGTTATGCGCAGGATGCGGAGGCATTCGCAAAAAATATCATCGTCGAGCAGAACGCCAAAAATCCGAACCGCGTCGATGTGCTGTGGCCGGGAACCCTCATGAACCAGTTGCGCATTTTCGCGCTGCTCAATCAGTTCCGCACTCGGGCTGAATCAACAGGAGCTTAAACGATGGCAGGTGATACTACTAACCGCCTGGCGGGAACCGCCTATGTCACTGTTAACGGTGTGACGGTAATGGTGGAGGGCTCGTTTAAATACCAGGCTGCCACCGTAAACCGTACCACCCTGACAGGGATGGATGGTGTGCACGGATATAAGGAAAAACCTGTGGCGCCATACATTTCTGCCCGACTGCGTGACAGTGGCGGAACGAATGTGCAGGGCTTTAACCAGCAGACGAACGTCAACGTGATCGCCGAGCTGGCTAACGGGAAAACTATCATTGGCCGTTCACTCTGGACGGTCAACGTCCAGGAAGTGGAAAGCGAAGATGCAGTATTTGATGTTCGCTGGGAAGGCCGCGACGTAACGGAGAACTAAGATGGCTGAGATTGAACGCGTTAAAACCATTCCATTAACCGTAGCGCTGGATGATGCTGCGGAGAAGACCACTTATACGCAGCTGGAGCTGAAAGCACCCACGCTAAGCCAGGCTGAGCAGTTTTACGAGAAACAGGCTGCGTCAACGTCGCTCGCGGCGATGCGCCTGCTTATTGCGCTGGTTTCCGGTACGCGTGAAAGCGTACTGCAGCCGATGGATTTTCTCGACTTCCGTAAGTGTGAGGAGTATCTGCTCAGTTTTTTGACCTGGAAGCCCTGACAACCTGGCAGGAAATGGCCGCTGACGTCACCTTCTATTTCCGCTGGTCTGAGGACAGGGCGTGGGGAATGACCCGCGCCCGGCTGAAATGGTGGGTGGCGCAGGCATCCCGGATAAACAAGCTTAGGAAACCTGAAGACGATGAGTAATTCTTTTGATTTTGAGCTGGTGGCCAGCGACCAGGTTAGCGAGGCTATAGACCGCATTAATGAGGCTGTCCGTGACCTGGAGCCGAAGCTAGATAAAACTAAAGAAGGGCTCAAGTTAGGCGGTCAGGAAACAGCCGACGGACTGAGCGGTTTTATTTCTCGCCTCGAGAATATGTCGAAGAGCGCGCGGGATAACGTGCAGTTTATTGGCGACATGGTTCCCCCACTGAAAATGGTGGGGGAGCTATCTGGTAAGTTGGGTTTACTCGGTATTGCTGGTGCTGCAGGGTACGGGCTTAAACAGGTCGCCTACGGTTTTCGCGAAGCGTCCAGGGAAGCGTATAACCTGGACGTTTCATCAAAAAATGCAGGTATGCGTGTAGGCGATTTTTCCCGTCTTGCTGGAGCTATGCGCATCCTTGGCGCTGATAGTGAAAGTGCAAATGCTTCTATTGGTGGCATGGCGAAAACGCTGAAAGAAGCCGCCAGTGGCGCGAATGGGCAGGTACTTGGTGCGCTCGCACAGATCGGTGTTCAGATACAGAAAAATAATGATGGTTCTGTTGATACGCTAAAAACATTACAGGAGATAGCTCGAGTCTTCCCTTCGTTGCGGCCTGAGCAACAAAAGTCCGTAGCCGATGCTCTTGGGATGACGCCAGAAATGTTGGCGTTAATGCGTGAAGGTGAGCGCATGAAAACGCTGCTGGCTAAATCTGACGAGTTTGGGCTAACAATTGATCCTGAACTTAATAAAGAACTAAGCGACATCAATGGAACGATGAATGAACTTAGCGCCTCCTGGGATGGGCTGTGGCAACGTTCAAAAAATAAAGCGCTAAAGACATTACTCTCTGATGGATCAGTTAAAGATGGGTTGGAAGGTGTTACCGATCTGTTCACTAATGGTGATTTTACTGGGCTGTCTCATGCTCTCGGTTTTATCAACAGCAATGATGCTGAGAAACTACGGCGCATTCAGAACGATAAGGAACTTTATAACAGCTTACCCCGCAGTGAACGTGGGCAGGTTGACGCGGGTTTCATGACTGATGCTGTAAGAAAGCGGTACGATGCGAATTACCGCGCGACCGATTCTGCGATTCAATTGCAGAATGACTTATCCGCTATCAGCCAGCCACAATCCAACGTTGCACGCGGCAATGTTCCTTACGGGGAAACAAGGAATAACGCAATTGGCTTCAGAAATAATAATCCCGGTAATTTGAGGGTTGCAGCAAACGCAACGGGTAAAAATGGCGGATTTTCTACCTTTGCGAATGATGCCGACGGAAGAACTGCAATGGCGAGACAGCTGATGTTGTATGGTGACAGGGGGAATAATACTCTGGATGGGATTATTCATACCTATGCTCCGCAATCAGAGAATAATACTCGTGCATATATTGACTCCGTCTCAAAAGCCACTGGATATGGAGCCAAAGAGCAAGTAAATCTGCACGATCCGGAAACATTAAAAACGATAATGGCAGCCATGATTAAACATGAGAATGGCGCACAACCTTATACTGAGGAACAACTGCTAAACGCCATCCAGACCGCCATTACTGATGATCGGTGGTCAGGGAAGAGAAATCCGGATGTGCTGGCCCAGCAGCGGTATGACATTATCTCTGGATCACGCGGCGTGGATCAAGAACCCACGATACTCAGAACACAACAAGGGAAAAGTGATGCTTTCCCTGACAGTCCGGTGAACGAACAATCCTCTGGAGACGGAATCATTCAGCCAGAGTTGCAGCGTTCGGGACCAGATAAGACCCTTACCGATAATATTACGCGCTCCTTCATGAGTGCGATGGCTGAGCAAAAATTGAAACTTGAGATCACCATGATCGACGGGAAGGGAGGGCGAAGGGAATACAGCGCCGAAGATGGCGGAAGAATAACGTTACCCATGTCTTACTGATCATTTTCAACTGTCATTGTATATACGGTAACCGCCGACATGGCGGTTTTTTTATTTCCGGAGGCGTGATGCCGTCAATTATCCAGGACGCAATAACTTCTCTTTTGGGGGGAGATGCCAGCGATGACTGGCAGGGGCAGTTACGGCCCAGCTCATTCAGAGGCGTGCCATTTGCAATTGTTGCTGAGGAAGGGAGCCACGGTCGACGCCAGGCGGTACATGAATATCCCTACCGTGATACAGCCTGGATAGAGGATATCGGGCGAGCAACGCGGCGATTTGTTATTCGCGGTTTCTTGATCCAGAACAGCCAGGTTTACGGCGGCGGCGATGCTATCACACAGCGCCAGTCACTGATTGAAGCCTGTGAACAAAAAGGTAGCGGTACGCTTGTCCATCCGACACTGGGCGAATTAACGGTTTCCATCCCTGAGAATGGTTTGCGTATTTCCGGGTCGATGGAGAACGGGCGAGTATTTGAATTTACCCTGATGGCAATTGAATCAGGGCTTAAAGTGTTTGCTGTCACGGGCAGTACCGTTGCAGGCGCCACGGTGAAAACCAACTATCTGAAACTGGTCAGCACTGCTGTGCTGAGCACGATTGCCAGGGTTAAGAGTGAAATCCGCGGTGTCACACAGGCTATAAACACCATCAGAGGCACGGTCACGTTCTGGACTAACATGGTTGACAGCACCATCAGTCAGGTCACGAATCTCAGCAATGTCCTGAACTCCACGTTCGGGAATACCCGGTACGGACGTTACAGTAAAGGCTCTGTGGGCGGTAGTTCCTCTGCTGTTGCTGGCAAATCGTCAGTTGCTGATGTGGATGATGAGAGAGCACTGGCTGACAAGGTAACAGCCCAGTCGGTAATGGACCGGAAAAATGTTACCGACAGGTCGAGCCAGCTTAGCAGCTCCAACACACCTGATGAGTTTGTCCAGGGCGTCGCCGACGTGGTAAACGCAATTCTTAACAGCGCCGGCAGCGTTAATGACCGAATCACAGCGCTGGAAAAACTGGCTAATTCAATCAGCACGGAGTACCAGCAGTCCGACAGCAGCAAAGCGATTTCGGCGACCATGAACACGCTGATTGTTGTGCTATGTACTGGTGCCATGACCAGTGCCGCTGCGGACTCCAGACCAGCCAGTACAGACGAGGCAGAAGAGTTAACTCAACGAGTTTCTGTGCAACTTGATACGGCGCTGGTTCTGGCTGGAGACCGCGCGGACGATGATATGTATAACGCGCTTCTCGCCGTCAGATCGGCATTCCTTTCTACGATGAGTGAGCGTGCTTCTGGTCTGAGCGAGATTCTGCAGGTTACTACCGCTCAGCCGCTTCCGGCGCTGACGCTGGCAAACCGATTATACCAGGATGCCACCCGTGCAGATGAACTGGTACAGGAAGCGCGCGTACCGCATCCGGCGTTTATGCCGACAACCATGAAGGTACTGAGGCAATGAATGCAGACAGCGATCTGGATGTTGTTTCTTTGACGGTCGACGGCAAAATCATCGAGGGGTGGGATTCTGTCCGGGTAACGCGGGGTATTGAGCGTTTTCCCTCTGATTTCGATCTTGGGCTAATGGATTACTTCCCTGGCAACGAAGATCTTCAACTCGTTGAAGAGGGAATGTCTTGTGAAGTTCGTATCGGAGATGATCTGACACTGACGGGATATGTTGATGACTGGGAACCAGCGATATCACGCTCTCGGCATGAAGTAAGAGCCACGGGGCGCAGTAAATGTCAGGACCTTGTGGATTGTTCTGCGGAGTGGCCCAATAACGTTATTAATGCCAGTAATGCGCTTGAAATTGCTCAGCGCCTGGCATCGTACTATGACATTCAGGTTTCGACTGATGTCGATGACTTGATTAAGGTACCTCAATTCACAATTAACTGGGGTGAATCACCACAGGAAATTATTGAAAGGGTGGCCCGTTGGTCAGCATTGCTCTATTACGACCAGCCTGATGGAAATTTGCTTCTGACTCGTGTTGGTACACGACGGGCCGCAAGCGGTATTGCAGAAGGCGTAAATGTTGAACAGGCATACTATCGTAGGTCAATGGCGGATCGGTTCTCGGACTATGTTGGCGTGTCTATGGGAATATCACCGATAGCCGGATTTTCACCTGATACAGCATATGACGCGGTAACGCTGGCGACGGCAAGGGACCCTGAAGCTGCCAAAATGCGTTATAGAAAGCATATTTCTATTATCGAAAGTACGTTGATGGCCTCGCATCAGGCACAGCGTGCAATAGATTGGGAAATGAATCGTCGATATGGCCGCTCAAAACAATTATCTGTAACCATCGACTCCTGGCGGGACAGGGATGGGAAACTTTGGGAGCCCAATACTCTGATCCCGGTTGACCTTCCAACACTGCAACTTCCTGATACTGAATTACTCATTGCTGAAGTCACTTATATGCGAGACGACAACGGCACACATGCGCGTCTATCGCTGATGCCGCCGGAAGCTTTCGCCGTTCAGCCATATGCCTTCTACCAGAACCTGGCGGGATTCAATACATGAAGAAACTATTTAAACATGCAGCGACTAGGATCGCCGGCATGCTGGGGATTGGCCGGATCACGGCTATGAAAGATGGTGGGGTGGTGCAGTCAATCCAGTACCAGACTCCGCTGGAGGTGGCCAGCGCACCGCGGATGGCTGAATTTGGCTTTTCATCCGGCCTGCCGTCAGGGACTGACGTGGTTCTGGCTTTTATTGGCGGTGATCGTTCCAGCGCGGTGGTAATTGCGTCCAACCATCAGGGGTTCCGTCATACAGGCCTGAAAGCGGGCGAAACGGTCATGTATAACCAGTGGGGCCTTAATATTCTCCTGACGGAGAAGGGGATCTTCCTGGATGCAAAGGGCCAGAATGTTGAGGTCAATAACGCCACTAACGTGACCATCAATGCCAGCCAGGGGATCCTTGCAAATACCCCGATCCTGAGGTGCACGGGTGACATTGTTGATAACTGTGAAACCAATACCCGAACACTGAAAGAGCTGCGGGATGCACATAATGACCATGATCATGTGGTTAAAAATGCCCAGAGTGGCAATGACAATATCCGCAGCCAAAAAACAGAGGATCAGGTGACATGAGTGACATCGCTTCATTCTGGAATGTGGATGAGATGTTTGCTGACTGGCAGAAAGGGCTGGGTGAACTCACCACGGGGAACGATTTACAGACTGCAATACTGGACAGCCTGTTTACCGACAGGCTGGCGCGCGCTGACGATGATTATGAAGATAGCGATCGCCGCGGCTGGTGGGGGGATTCCGGGGAGGAATCCCAACTGGGATCCCGGCTGTGGCTGCTACGGCGGAAAAAACTGACCCCGGATGTAGCAAAAAAAGCGGAGGAATACTCGAGTGAAGCGCTCAACTGGTTAAAGGTTGATGGCGTTGTCAGCGAGGTTATTCCTGTTGCAAGGATCGTCCTGCCTGACCGGCTCAATCTCATTATCCGCTATCAGGCACCGGGGAAGGACTGGCAGGAATTCAGGTTTTACTGGATATGGGAGCAACGTTAATATGCCGTTTAAACGACCGACGCTGAGCGAACTCCGCGACGGAAACCGGAAATTTATGCAGGCGGAGCTTGAGGATGTTGGTGCGCTCCTGCGCTTCGCGAACCTGAAGGTACTGGCTGACATGGATGCGGGGATGGGGCATCTGCATTACGCCTACCTTGACTATATTGCCCTGCAGACAAACCCGTTTACCTCTACCGATGAGTATCTCGCCGGGTGGATGGCCCTTAAGCAGGTATTCAGAAAACCAGCTGCAGCGGCGAAGTCGCCTGCGGTACAGGCTAGTGGCAGTGTTGACTGTATTATCCCTGTTGGCTCGATCATTAACCGCGGGGACGGATACCAGTACCGGACGGATGCAGATCTTAAAATTCAGGCAGATGGATTTGGTATCGTCGCGGTGACGGCCATACTGCCGGATATTACCAGTGATGTAACGGGTGGAGGCGCGCGCGGTAACGCTGATGCCGGGACCATAATGACCCTGGACGCGAATATTGCTGGCGTGGATCCACAGGTAACGTTACTGTCCGCTGCGACCGGCGGAGCCGATATTGAAACGGAAGAGGATTTTCGCAGTCGTGGCTTGCTGGCATGGCAGAATCCGCCTCAGGGTGGAAGCGACGCCGATTATAAAAAATGGGCGCTTGAGGTTTCGGGCGTCACCCGCGCGTGGGTAAAGCGGCGTCTGAACGGGGCCGGGACCGTTGGCGTGTATATCATGTGTGATCGGAATGACAATGGTGGGTTTCCGGTCGGTACCGACGGAATATCCCAACTTGAGGACTGGGGGGCTGTTAAAGCCACCGGAGACCAGCTCGCTGTCGCCGACCACATCTATCCGCAGCAGACAGACACTGCCATTGTTTTCGTATGTTCCCCGATCAAGAAAGTCATCAATATTGAAATCTCTGGGATCAAAAATGCCGACAGCACCACAGTTCAGGGGATAAAAGACGCGCTGACGGCGCTGTTTTTTGATGAAGCTAACCCTGATGGTTCCGGGAAAGTTTACCTCTCTGATATTAACGGGAGTATCGGCGGTGTTAGCGGCACGACGGGCTATATTCTTAACTCTCCGACGGCCAATATCACCTTTGCTGTTGGCGAAATTCCGGTGCTTGGCGGGGTGAATTTTGTATGAGCCTCTTTTCAAAAAATGATTATGCCGGTGCGCTTGGTGCGCTGCTACCGACGGGCAGGGCGTGGCCCCGGTCGCAAAGAACGGTACAGGCTGCGGTATTACGGGCACTGGGCAGCGCGTTTCAGCGTTCTGACAACGATGCGCAAAGCCTGATTACTGGTGCTTTTCCCCCTACAGCGACGGTAATGTTGTCAGAATGGGAAAGCTCTCTGGGGTTACCAGATGATTGTGCGATTGGTGAATCCGGTGGCGTCAGCGATCGCCAGCGCGCCGTGGTGGCAAAGTTAATCAGCACCGGCGGCCTGAACCGCGATTATTACATCCGGGTGGCTGCAGCTCTTGGTTATACCATCACTATCACACAGTTCCGGCCCGCTATGAGTGGCATGTCAGTATGCGGTGATGCGCTTAACGGTGACGAGTGGCCATTTACCTGGCGGATAAATGCGCCACAAACAACGATCAAGTATTCGCTTGCTGGCGCGTCCTACTGCGGAGATCCGCTCGCATCGTGGGGCAATAAACAACTGGAGTGTTCAATCAACAAAATTGCCCCATCCCATCTGAACATCATTTTCAATTATTCATAACTGATATTTCCCCCTCTGATTTTATCGCTTAACACTAAGTGAGGATTAACTATGCTCCGAATCGGGCAAGTCGAAGCCACTGCAACGCAGGATGGCAAATATACTGATGGAAGTGTTGCTGGTGGTATTGCCGCAACGAGGCTGCGGGCAGCAGCGTTTAATGCCATGCAGGAAGAGTTAGCGCATATCGTAGAGTCAGCAGGATTGGCGCTCGACATTAACGATATGACTCAGGTTTTAAAAGCCATTCAAAAACTCACACTGAGCCGTGCAAACCCATTTGCCGATATCAAATCAGATGGTGCAGCGGCGATTTCTACGGCTCTCACAAACCTTGGTCTTATAGAAGCGCTAAAAAACAAACAACCCCTCAGCGATACGCTGACAAAACTTTCCACGCTGGGGCCGCAAACTAACGCTGATCAGGTTCTGTTTTTTTCTGGTAAAAATGTTCCGGCAGTATCAGCGCTGACGCTCGCTGGCCGTCAATTTATCAGTAAAGAAAATGTTCCTGATATGCTTCAGTATCTGACACTGGGGGACGGCTCAGGACGTTTACTTGGAGTGCAGGTATTCGGTACTTCGGGGATGTACTACAAATCGCCGGGCGTAAAAAAAATTATTGTGGAAGCCGTTGGCGGTGGTGGTGCCAGTGGCAATTTATCAGCAACAGCCCAAAATAACTGTGGCGTCAGCCCAGCTGGTTCTCCTGGAGCCTACGGGAAGGCTTTTTATTACCAGAATATACCGGAGTCTGTACCTGTAACGATTGGCTCCGGTGGTGTTGGTGGTGCGGGGTCAGGTGGTTCAGGTGGTGATGGCGGTCAGACAAGTTTTGGTTCATTACTAGTTTGTCCTGGCGGAAAAGGCTCACAACAACGTCAGCAGGTTCCTCCGTTCTCGGGTGGAAGTGCCACCGAAGCCTCACCACCAACAGGGTCCGGAATTCTGTTTCACTCTGTTTCACGATCAAATTTATGTGGGACACTTGGACTTGGTGATGATCAGGCGATTGGCATTGAAAGCACCATAACAACGAATCTCGGGATATATGGGACAGGTGGGACAGGGAAATACAATCCAGCAAACAGTGGACCGTCAAGAGGCAATGACGGTTCTCAGGGTTATATTATTGTGTGGGAGTATCAGTGATGAATAAAAATCAAATTTATGCGGTTGTAAATAATGGTGTTGTCGTCAATATCGCCGTGTGGGATGGGGAATATGAGTGGAAGCCAACGGATGGCATTGCTGTACTGGCTGAAGGAGGTGTTGGTATCGGCTGGTTATATGATGGTGAAAAATTCATTAAGCCTTCCTTAAAACAAGACGACGTTATACTTACTGAGGGGAGAGCCAGTTAATACACAGAGTGCCGGAGGGGGCAAACACCCTCCCATCTTTTAATTTCTGCATAAAAAACAAATAAATATGTAATAACTTAACGTTTCTATAACTATAGTTAGTAATAAAATAATGATGACTTTTTGATGCGTTTAGAGATAAGATAATTACACATTTTTCTTCGAGTTTCTGAGGAGTTAAGTTGAAATGAAGCCCTGCAAAGCCCTGCAAAGCCCTGCAAAGCCCTGC